TCTATCTGGGTGTAGGCGGCAAATTTTGAGTAGCTGCTCTGCGCTTCGAATATTGTCGAGGTGCTAAAGACGAAGAGTTTGCCGTTGCCGTTGAAGTTTGTCGTCGCCGATATGCCTTCGGACTTGCCTGGACGTCGCCAGGCTGTGGATTCGCCTTTGCTATAAACCTTTGTCCATCCGAGTGGTTCGAGAATGCTCTCCCAGGTGACGGTGTCGTTATACGCATCGCCTGGTGTTTCTATGCCGTCCTTGCGTGGCTTTGTCTCTTCTTCAATCCATTCAGCCTTTGGCACTTCGTCGTAAAGTGCGAAGTACTGGTGAATAATCTGGCGCTCTGCGATCGTGAAGGTTGGAATTGTTTCAATGGATCCAGCCGAGATCTGCCAGGGGTTGCCTGAAGGATGGCACTTGCCGCCAGATGGCGCTGTGATCACGAAGCCACCTTCGCCGCGTGTTTCTGCTAAACATCCGCCGTCTTCGCCAGCTGCCTGTGCGATCTTCGTGTTGCCTGCAACTTTGCCATCGCTGATCCTGTAGAGCCAGTGAATGCCGCCCGATGGCGTCGTCTCCATGTATCCGTTAACGAGCTTCGTCCAAAGGTGGCCATGCTCGCTGCTTTCGAATATCTGGCGCAGTTCAATGTGAAGTTTCTTCGCGACGGCTCTGCCTTCAAGTTCCAACATTTCAAGGTTGCCTGATACGGATCCGCAAATGATGCCGACGCCGTCTTGCTTCTTTCCAAACCATCCCATCAATTCTTCGGGTGTCGGTAGGCGCTTTTGATAAGTCGTCCAGGCTGGCAATCCGGGGCGTTTGGATCCATCTGACGCTACTGGGACGGCGCAGATTCCGGCGGCTGCAAATCGCAGAGCTGTGGTCAGAATTTCATTGCTCATTCATTGGCCCCCTGGTTGTTTCTCTTTGATTTGCTCCTGCCGGATCCTGGTGATCTATGATCACGAATCCTTGCGTTTGCAAATGTTCGACGATTCCTTTTGCAATTCTTCCTGGCGTATCTGGTAATCCATACTCATAATAACGCCACAGCCATGCAGCGATCTCTGCTCCTGCTTCTTTCCTCATGTGCGTGTGATCGGAGTCGAACCGATCCGTTTCCCCTACGGCCCCAGGCCCACGCGCCTTCCCCGAGTGAAGCCCCACCCGAGAATGGTTACCTTATGCTGGCTTTGCTCCAAGTTGTGCAAGGAGCGCGACAACTTCTGGCGTTAATCCATCGGCTGTGACCACTTGCTTTGGTTCTGAAGCTGCTGGCGCTGCCGCTTGCTTCGCTCCGGCTGTGCCTACGAAGGCGTTTGCCTTTGCCAAGTCTGCCGGGTTGCTAGTTGCGTCAATCAGGATCCAGGGCGCTGATTTTCCTGGCTTTGCTGTTCCCTGTCCGATGCGTGCTAGAACCTTCTGGCCGACTTTGTTCTTTAGCGCGTTCTTGAGTGCAACGTTGAAGAATAGAAGCCCTTCGTGCATTTCCCCGGTGTCGAGGTTGGTCACGTTGACTTCAATCGCATCTGTTTCGCCATGCACTGTGTTGATGCTTTGTTTGTACTCGGTTGGTTGGATGATCAGCAATTGGTTTGCGAGATCCGCGACCTTTGGCTGGTCGCCGCCTGTTGCTAGTTCAGAGAATGTCATTCTCTTTCCCCCTTTGTCTTGGTATTGCTTGTTTGTTGGGTTTCCAACTCTGACTCGATCATCTCTTTCTTGATGTCGTTTATCGTCTTCTCAATTGGGAAGTTAATCATCACATCTTCCGCGTTTAAGAATTCGATGCGCTCTGGTGTCTCCAATGATGCAGTTTGAATCATCTTCAATGGCACATCACTTTGTTGTCGCCAGATGTCTCCATTGATATTCATCAGCCATTTCATGGAGTTGTATCTCCGTTGCAGGCCTTTGCTAAGTCTGTGCTGAAGGGTTGGAAGTATGGGCAGTAATTGCAAAGCCGATCAGGGCTTGCTGGTATCAATTGCCAAAGTTCCGGGCTGTTCTCGACATCGACGGTCGCAAGTAATCCGTAGACGGTGTCGAGTCTGGCGAGTGCTTGAATTGCAATCGCTTCGTCGTAATCGTGCAGCGCGACGTGCATGTCGTCAAGAGTTCCGGAAGTGGGAAGGTAAACAAGGGCGACTTGCTTTACTTCGATTCCTTCTTGCGCTTTGCCATATCCGTAAAGCTGGACTTGTGTGAGTTGCTGATCGGTCGCCCCTTGCTTGCGTCGCTTATCGAGCTGCGTTGCGTTTGTGGTCTTCCAATCCATAACAATGCCGCGCCGCTTGTCGAATAAGTCCACTGTGCCGGTGAGATTGGCTCGAATGGTGACCTTCTGCTCGACTTCGTAATCTTCAAGTTTGCCGAAGATTTCCGCCAGGTGCGCATGGATCGCTGTGCCGACCTGCGCCGCCCAGTTTCCGCCGCCGGGGATCTCGTTTGCTTTATCCCAGTCGAGGAGTTTATAAGCGATGCGTCTGGTGCATGCGTGTCCGATCTCAGATGGGCCGATGTAGACCTGCTTTGATCTCGGTGTCCATGTGCCTGCCTTTGTGATGATTGCTGCCAATTCATCGCCGAGGGCTTTGCCTGGTGCGTGCGGTGATACGAACATCTATTCGTCGTCCTCTTCGTCGTCTTCGTAAGGCGTGAAGATTGGATCTTCAATGATGCCGGGGTTTGGGATAATCGTAGGCAGGCTCATTCTTGCTCTACGATCGTGAAACGCCTGGAAACTGAAATCGTTTCAAGGGCTTCGATAACTTGCTCAGGAAGGATTTCCCTGGCTCGCTTTGTGTCGAAGCGTTTGCTCTCGACTCGAGTCCAACGGATCACCGGGCGATTCTGGTACATCGCAAGTTCGGCATCCCCCATCGCTGCTTCAAGGTGCGAACGTGCTATGTCTGCAATCTCGCCCCACTTCTTTGCTTCTGCCTGCGCTTCTTTGTATTGGCGCAGCCATTGGCCTACTCCGTCGTCAAAATCAACGACGCCATGTTCTATTTCGATTGTCATGCATTCCCCCTAATACCAGCCATAGCCGGTCTTTGTTTTCTTCTCTTGCCAATGTGACCAAGCTGCGCAGGGGCCGCCGGATCCGTATCGTCTGCCGATGTAGGCCAGGGCTGCGATCGTTTGGCTCACTTTGGATTCCGGGTGTCGCATCCCTAGATTTTTGTATGTGCCGGCAAGGAGTTGCCCTACGCCCTTTGCAGAGCTTTCGGGGTTATTGACGGATTGCCACGCGCTCTCCTTGCCGATCAATTGCGCGAAGCATTTGTATTGCTGTGGCTCCAGCAATTCTCGGGCGAGCTTCTTCGGATCGATGTGTTGCATCGCTGTCCGAGGCTCGTAAACCACCGGGTTTGCCGGGGTCGGTGTAAAGATGCCAGCCGCTATCGTGCTTGTCACCGTTGTAATTCCAATGATGAAGATAAATCGGCGGATTGAGTATTTCTGATCTGGTTTGATTGGTCTTCTCGCTTTCTCGCCTTGTTTGCTTCAGCGAAGATCCGATATACCTGGGTCACTCTGATGCCTACTTTTCTGGCGATTTCGTCTGTCGAGATTCCTTGATTGCGTAGCTTGATGATGCGCTTCTGGCGCTCCGTCTTCTGATCGCGTTTCAAGTTCTGGCCCCTCTCGGACGGTGTCTTACCGCCCCAGATGCCATGTGGGATCTCTTCTTTGATGGCGTATGCCAAGCATTCCTTTCTTTCAATACAACCGGCGCATATTCTGCGAAGGTTTGGGAGGCGCTCTGCCTCTTCTACTTTCCCTTCCGGGAAGAAATAATCTAGATTTTCAATTTCGGCGCATGCCGCGTTTTCGAAGAGCTGCACGAGTGGGAGATGATGCGTCGTTCTAATCATGGCGCTGAACCCACTGCTCTAAGTTTTCAACAACCCAGGCCTTCTCAATTCCTGCATTGCGTCTCTTAATTATGACGTATGCCGGCGGAGTTTGCTCTAGTCCTCTGGCTTTTGCATAATTGTTTGCTTCTGTCGTTGCTTCTTCCCAGAACGCCGGGAGTGAGATGTTCTTTCGATTTTTTAATTCCAGAATGTATGTCTTGCCTGCAACGATCGCGACGATGTCGCCTTCGTCTTTGCTGCCGGCTTTCGTCAAACGTTCAGCGATCGCGCCAACGGAACGCAGCCATCTCATCACATCTGTTTCAAAGAGTGCGCCTTTGCGTCCGTTTGGATTTGCCATTTACTTTATGATTTCCAATCGTGGAGCTGGTGTTTCTGCCATCGCTCTTACTGTGATCAGGATTTGTTCTGCCAAATTCAGGGCTTCGTCGCGACTCATGTTTGCAATGAGTAAAACTGTCGGATCTAGTTTGTCGCGGTGTTTGGAATATCTATCGAAGCCTTCTTGTGTCTTTAGATTTTGCATCTTTCCGTAAAGCGCCAAGTCTGCAATGTAGTCCGGGTGTACTTCGTTTCCGGTTTCTTCTATTAAATCGACGACGGCATCTTGTTCTTCTAAATAAAGCGCCAGGCGACCTTCGTTCCCATGTACTGAAAATAAAGGCTCGCGATAATTCATTTGTGGATTGCCTTTGCAGTCTTCTGCTGTTTGCTTTCGTATTGCATGGCTTCACGGATCTGTTCTTCGAGTGGGTCATTTTCCCATCGCAAGAATAATGCGGTGATGATCGCGGTCGCTGCGATCCATGCTCCGATAATGAGCTGTAGTTCCATCTGGTTCCCCCTGCTGTCTTGGGGCCTTGCGGCCTTGTCGTTGCCAATTGTGGGGGCTGGCTCTTGATTTTGTCATCCGCCACGCCGTAGCCGGGTGTTTCACGCTCAGTTTGCCGGGGCTGTGGATAAAACTCACAGGATTCAGGCGTGTCTTTGTCTGGTCATTTGTCTTGACGTATGCAAAGATTCTCTTATCGGCAAAGAGCGAATGTCTCAGCCGGTGGGGGGTAATAAAATGTCAGTTCTTACTTTGCAAGATGTGATCATCGAAGCTGCTACTGAGCTTGCGATCTCTGGTTTCTGTGATGTGCCTGTTGAGAATAACTGGGACGGTGTTGATCTATTTGCATCTGGTTTCTTTGAATCAATTCCAGCATCTCGCGGTGTTTTAATGATTGACGGAGTTCGCTTTGCGATCGAAGACAATGTCCTTCATATGTATAAGTTTGAATGCTTCGGTCTTGCTGCAACCATTTCATTCAAGGGTCAGATGGTTTCTTCTTCTGTACTCGTTGCGATTGCGAAGGAGTGGCTGTAATGACTCTCTCTGATCTCATCGAGCAGCTCCAGGATCTCCTGGAAGAATTTCCGGCTCTGGGCGATCGCGATGTCATGATCGCTCAGCAGCCTTCTTATCCTCTTACTGCTGTTATCGATTGCGTTTCTCTTGTTGATAATGATGACGACGAAGATGACGAAGATGCCGAAGATGGTCTCGGCGTCGTTTGGATCGCTACTTCTGAAATTGGTTCCTCTTCTTCTGTTTCGCCTTACGCACCACGAGCTGCATGGGAAGGTCGCTAATCATGAAAATCTCCAACACAAAGGTTGCCGGCTTACCAGATTGCGTTGCCTGCGATGGTCGCTGGCAGGCGATCTTCAAGCGCCAATATCAACATCCAAATGGCGAGCGCTACTGGATGGATATCTGTGTCTTCTGTCTTCCAAAGCATTCAGAATTTGAGGTGAAGTAAATGGGTGCAATGAAGAATATTTTGATTGATGTTATGGGCGGCATGGAATTAGCCGCTCGCAATCTCGAAGCTGCTGCTGAAGAACAGGATCCTGAATTAATGGAAGCAGTTATGGTCAATGTCCTTGCTTGTCTGCCGTCTTATTTAGAAGCATTGAGAAAGGTTAATTCATGAAGATGAATCCGAAGTTTGTGCGCCGACGCCGCGCAGTGGCGATTGTGATTGGCTTGCTCCTGCTGAGCCTGTTCACCTATGCCACTCGCGATGTCTGCTGGACTGGTTCTGGTTACGGATCCTGCTCGGTAATGATTGACGAGGTAATCTCGGATGGCCGTTAAGAAGATGCGTTCTGTCCTGGTGTCCGATTCCCTATGGGCTGCTGTAAAGGCCAAAGCTGCCGCCGATGAGAAATCGGTCAGCGAAGTGATTGTGGATGCTCTGAAAGCCTACATCCGATGAGCTGGTGGAATCTGGCTATCGCCCCAGTTGCCGGGATCCTGGCGCTCGCCTATGGCCGACGGATCTGGTTCTGGTTTGCCTTTGGTTTGTTCTTTGGCCTGTGGTCTTTCCTGATTGTGCTGCTGCCAAAGAAAGAGCTGCGCGTTCCTACTCTTCCCGGTTGGTTCCTTGTTTATTGGGGCAATCGGGTCATTGCAAAGGAGATGCGATCTATCCGGGATCCATCCGATCTCCAATAGCGAGAAATACCCCCCACCGCCGGTTTCCTGGCTGTGAGGGGTATTTTTATGCCTTGAGCGCCCTAGCGATTCCTTCTTCTAGGCTGATCTTTGGCTCGTAAATCTGGAGCATCTTTGTGGGATCGCCGACTCTGTATTCGACTCCGCTTGGCTTGCCTGGGTGTTTCCTGATTGGGGCCAGGTATCCCTGCGCCAACATGATCATCTCTGCGAGCTGGATGAATGAAGTCGCACGCCCGGTGCAAAGGTTCAAAGTTTGGATGTCGTTTGTGATCGCTTCAAAGGTAGCTGCAACAACGTCGTTGATGTGTATAAAGTCGCGGACTTGCTCGCCGGTTCCCCATATGTCGAACGGATCCTGTTTGGCTTTGCCGCGTGCAATCAACGATGGGAATGGGTAGTCAAGGTCTTGATCGCTGCCATATCCGCTAAATGGGCGCAGGACGTGGACTTTGATGCCTTCTGCTCTGGCGTATCGGGCCAAAGTTTCGCCGGTTAATTTTGCCCATCCGTAGCTCAAGTCTGGGGTGCGAATGTGGTCGAGATTGATGTCGCTCTCTCGAAGGCGTTGCTTGTATGCGCTCTTCTGTAAATAAATCGGGTAAGCCGCCGAGCTGCTGTAATAAACGAGATGTTTCGGCTTGGTTCTTACGGCCCACTGAAACATGTCGCTGTCGATCGCAAGGTCGCTGGCAACTGCCAAAGGGTCGCCTTCAATCGTGGCTCTGCCACCGACAATCGCGGCGAGGTGAATAACGACGTCGTATCTGGTGTCGTCCTTCTTGAAGAAATCCCTGCAATCGATGCCGTTTGCGATGTCGATGCCGATGATCTCATGGCCTTTGTCATCGAGCGCTCTGTGGAAAGCGCGGCCAACGAAGCCGGCGTCTCCAGTTATTAGAATCTTCATATGAGCCATTCTGCCAGATATTTGTCGCTTCCTGATTCGGCCTTTGCCATCGCTTGGTCAATGCTGAAAACGAAGCGATCGTCTGCTTCAAGGGCTGCCCCGATGTGGTGCAAGGTCGCCTTCTTTGCGATCGGGAACGCCCGGCGCTTGCTCTGGCCTTCTGTGGGGGTTTCGTAGTTCTCATCATGGATCAGGGCGCTGTCCTTGATCTGTGGCCAAAGTTCAGCCGCCAGCCAATCCTGATCTTGCGTGTAATAATTCTGGCCTTCTGCGATCGCTAAATCTGCCGGGATTGCGCTGGTACGAGCTGCAAACATTCCAGCGCTGATCTTGTAATCGTGGCCTGTGGGATGGTCTTTCATAATGTGGAAATCGAGGCCGCTTGCTAGAAACTCTTCGTGTGCAATCCGTTCCCGGTGCGTCAGCCTGGCATCTGCATCGCGGCTGAGAACGACGTCGAATTCCTGATCCGTTAAAGCCTGAAAGCGCCAGAGTTTGGCCCTGTGGTCTTCTGGCCCTTCTTGTTCTACGAGCTGCACGTGGGGTAAGAGGCGAAGGGTTTGTTTGATGGATTCTGGAACCGATGCGCCGGTGTAAAAGCGAAGCGTGAATCCTTTGAAGTGCCTAGTGGCCAGAATTGCGTTCTTAATCGCACCGATTGTGTATCGCTCTTCGCTGCCGTATAAGGAGTATGTAATGAGCTGCTTCATGGCCTTAGTTTGCGCTTGAGTAATTCGTAGGCTTCGCTTTGAATGTAATTCTGGTAAGCGAGCGCGTCGAATGCGTAGATTTCGGTTGCGTTGACTTCTTTGTATCCCTCATCCCATTCGGCTTTGCCAGCGATGGGGTGCATGTGTTCAACGATAACGTCATCGAGATAAGTCAGCGCCCCTAAATCTTCGCCTAGTTTCTTCCAGAAGTTATCAAGATATAAATGCTTCATCTTTGGCGGAACCATGCCGTCGAGCGCTTTGACGATATCGCTCGTCATCGTGATCATGGTTGGAAGTCGTTTGCCTTGTAGCAAGTCGTTACCGTAGGCCATTGACGGCCGCTTCGCCATCGCCTGGATAAGAAGGTCATCCCACCCGGCTGTGCGTGGGCGATGGTCATCGCCGAGGAAGGCGAAGTATTTATATTCGCCCTTCTTTACGATCGCACTGGCTGCCTTGTTTATTGGATAAGCCATGCCCCGGGTTTCATTCTCAATCGTCATGCATTTGTCTCTGCCGACTTGCAATTCGTACTGATTGTGCTCTGGATCGTTTGCGTCAATAACGAAGAGGATGTCTGAATGTGTAGAAAGTTTGTCATGCTCTGCGAGCAATTCGACTGCGTTGCTCGGGCGTCCTCTAGTTGGTACGAGGATAATCATTTCCTTCATTTGCCTGTCGCAATCTCGCCGGCGATCGCTGCGTATGCCGCTAAATCTATAAACGAGTCTTCTGTCTCTGTCTCCATCAAACGTGCGATTTTAACTAGCGCCATGCATATGGCCACTTGCTGTGGGGTTATCTGGTGCTCAAGATATGTCGTCCATAAATCTGCAATTCTTACGTGATTGGTTCTTGGATCGCCGTAGATGTTCTGGCGGTCTTTGGCTGTGAGTCGAGCTGCTTCTTGAAGAATATCCCCCCGATTCATTGACTACTTTGCTCCGCGTCCGAAGTCGGTTGCTTTAGGATCAATGGCCTTCAAGATTGGGCCGGCGATTGCTGCGATTCCTGCTGCAAGGTATTCCTTGATCGGGCGATTCGGATCTGCAAGATAAAGAGCTGCGATTGCTGCTGCTCCTGCTCGCAGGTAGGTCATGATGATGGCTTCGAGTTTCTTCTTATCCATTTGTGATCTCCTTAAATTTAGGGCGGCCAAATCCTACGATAAATACTGGCAGCGATGGTTGAACCTTGCTGCGATTCTTCTTCTTGAAGGCTCGAATCTTCTTGCAGACTTCGCCGCCGTTGCGCTGGTCGCCCTTCTTATCTGGGCTGGTGTTGCCTTCTACTGTTGTGACTGTGCCGTTGCCGTTATTGCTGATCACGATTCCAACGTGTGAAATGCGATCGAGCGCGTCTCCTGGAAAGTCAAAGAAGACGATATCTCCTGGCTGTGGATCTGCTTGCTCTGCAATTGTCCAAGCGTTCTTGTCCATGAATGCTGTCGCCCCTGCTGGCGTGTATGTGCAGTTTGGGATCTTGATTCCGGCTTGCTTTGCGCACCAGTTTACGAATGCTCCGCACCAGGCTTGTTTTGGCTTCTGGTATTTTGTTTCGTTATCTGCTGGCCCTTCGATGTATCCGAGTTCGGATTGTGCTACATCTAGAAACTTCTCTAGTTGGTTCATTTCCTGCCCCCTCTTGGTTTGTTATTTTCCAAGAGTAGGCTATAAATCTCGTCCACTCTGGTTTCGACTCTTGAAATTCTATCGCTTACCGAGCTGCCGCCATTGGGTTTCAATTCTGCAAGGTAATGCTTGACGAGCCATCTGGTCATCGCTGCAAAGGCTCCGGCGATCGTAAGAATTGAAACCGTCAGAGCTGCGTAATCCTGCGCGGTCATTTCTCGATTGCCATCACGTTCATGGTGACGGTTCCTGATGTCGTAATCGCCCAGATTCCGTTTGCCTTGTTCTCGATTGCAATCTTGTCGCCGTTATCCATGCGGTATCCGGTGCTGGTAGTGACGTCGCTGTTTCCTAAGAAGCAAGTTCCGCTTACGCTGTGCAAATAGACCATTTCGGCTTCTGCCGTCGCGTCAACGAGGGCCGTTGCTGCTGTGGTTACGGTGACTTGTCGGGTACTGATTCCCATTCTTCTCTCCTGGTTTCTTCTTAGATCCCCGATGCTTCTACTTCGTCAACGGCATCATCAATCGTCCGGGTTGGTTCCCGGGTGCAGTCGCCGTCTTTGTATCCCATTTAAGGATCAGGATGTCATCTCACGAAGTTGTTGCCCTGCTTTACAGAGTAGCGGCTTCATTAGCAATCATTTCGTCATAGGTTGATTTAAGCATTGAGGTGAACTCACCATTGCCGCGGTCAATGATGGCGTGTTCAACTTCTACGCCGTCAATAAAGGATAATTTAATAAAAGATACATTGTTCATTTTATAACTCCGCTGTTACGCCGATATAGGCTGATGTTGAAGAACCTTGCGCCATAATTTGATAATAACGATATGTAGTCAAGCCAATTGCAACAGTTCC